ACACATGAGTAGGCGCCGATGTTTGCGCGACAGTTGGGTGTATTGTTTTCGACACATGAGTAGGCGCCGATGTTTGCGCGACAGTTGGGTGTATTGTTTTCGACACACGAGTAGGCGCGGATGTTTGCACAGGATGTGGCGCCGATGTTTGCACAGGATGTGGCGCCGATGTTTGCACAGGATGTGGCGCCGATGTTTGCGCAGGATGTGGCGCCGATGTTTGCACAAGAACCGTAGTCAAAACCGCAGGAATAGTTTTAACATTTTCATTTTTTTTCCTACAGTAAATATTACTAACCGCATTATTACTTGTCCACAACCATTCAGCCTCAAGACTTATACCTTCACGTTCCTTCTCAAAAAGCTGAAAACTATTATTCTGATAGTTCTTACCAAAAGAGGCGGACGTTGCCCAGTCGTTGTCATCATAGTCATATGTGAACCAGTTACTAGGAGGAACTTTGGTTACTGTACTCGAAAAATCCTTACACTTCCACTGTTGATATTTTGTATAATCTTCGCCATTATTCATATCCATAACAAATCCATTCAAAAATCCAGGAAACTGGCTACCTACACCATTAAAAGCAATTATTTTTGGACTTTTATCATATATAATAGGATAAAACTTCTTTGTAGCATTCCATCCAGGATGACCATATTCAACGCTCTCTATTATATTTACTTCTGTATTTACCTGTTGAGTATACTTACCATCTACATATAAAGAATAGTCACACTCACAAGCAATATGTATTGAATACTTTATACCTTCACTCGGTGAGGGTACCAAGTTAACAGGAATTGCATACACATGTGTTTGTGTACATGTGTTAAATAATCCAATACAAAATAACGTACTCAAAAACAAAGAATGTTCCTTTTTAAAGACCATTTATCATACTTATAACATATATTTTAATTCTTTTATATCAATTTATAAATTGGTATAAATGAAGTACAAATCTAAATACTATATTATATATACATATATATATAATGGATAACTCTTTATCATGGTTTGTTTCTGAAAATCCAGAACAAATACAAAAAATATATAGTATAATAAATCACAAATCACTAAATGACTTTTACTTGTTTCATAATACTATATCAACATCTAGTGAAATACTTTCTTTTTTAATTGATAATAATATAAACTCGAATTTTTATAAAAACTTTGAAGTAAATTTAACAAACGAATTTCCACACATTAACTTTTCTACAAATAATATAGTCGCTTTCATGTTACTTTATTATATATCTCAAAATAATGTAAGTAAAATAATAGTCAATATACCAACAAACACACCATTTATCGTCGAGTATGGTATAATAATATTTTTTAAAGATATACGATTTTTTTATCCTAATTTAATAACAGAATTGTATATATCCGAAAAAATAGATGAAAATTATGATGACGCATTTAACTACACGACTAATATATTCTGTAGAAATATTGAAACATACGAATACTATGTAAATATAAAATCATCCTCGTCATCAATGCAATATAAATACTTTCCTAAATTATTTTATATAAAGTTTTCAAATACACACGGTGACATCAATGGTAACAGTAAACTTATAATAAGTAACTACAAAAGGGGTATTACATTCGGCACATTTGATTTATTTCATTTTGGTCACGATAATATACTAAAAAGGTGTATGCAGTTTTGTGAACATCTTTGTATTGGGTTATCTAGTGATGAATTAAATGTGAAAAAAGGTAAAACAAGTGTAGATAATTATGAAAAACGCAAAAATGTCATTGAGGAGGTGAAATTAGGGGATGAAATATTCAAAGAAGAGAGTCTTGAATATAAGAACGACTATGTATTACAAAAAGGTGCCGAAATACTAATAATGGGTGATGACTGGGTTGGTAGGTTCGACTGGGTATCATGTGATGTACTATATATGGAGCGGACGCCGAATATCTCAACGACAATGTTGAAAGAACAAATAAGAAACAAATAATAACAATAATTATTTAACAAAATTGATTTACAAATATGACACAATATAGTATATAACAATATTGTCTCATAATCACATCAAAGTAACTACAACATCTTTAAACAATGTCCGAAGAGATTCCTGTTACAAGCGCAGAATCTACTATTGAGACTAGCGAAGTGTTGGATATACCCGAAAAATATCGTAGCCGAACGGTTATAAATTCGAAATATATATTTGAAAAGAAGATAGGGTCCGGAAGTTTCGGGTCGGTATATAAAGGAAGAAATATCATATCGGGTGATGGAGTGGCGATTAAATTCGAGGCGACTACTGCAAAATTTCCTACTCTTTTATGGGAATCAAAAATACTGAATCACTTGGCGGGAACACCAGGTGTTGTAAAGTTGCGTTATTTTGGAACTGAGTCAAATAAGAACATAATCGTCATGGATTTATTTTCGCATACTTTATGCGAAGAAATAGATAAACTAAAGAAAGGAGAAGAGCAAGAGAAAAAACTGGAAATTTCGAATCAAGACAAAATAAGTACAGAATCACAAGAACAAATAAATTTGGAGCAAGATATCCCCATCCCCGAAAAGGGAACGAATAGTTCTAGTGAACCGGATAAGACTGAATGCGATGATTCGTCGATTGATAATAAAAATCCTGACACAACAGAAGTGAAGGAAGGAGACAAATTGGATATCGAAAAGAAGATTCCACCATATACAAAAGAGGTTACTCTTTATTTGATATCAATGTTGCAGATTATAAACAGAGTTCATGATGCGGGCATAGTTCATCGAGATATTAAACCTGAAAACTTTATGATAAGTTTGCCGAATACCGAACAAAAACAGAAAGAAGATAGGGGAAAAATGTTACATGTAATAGACTTTGGACTTTCCCGGTTTTATATGAAAGGAGATAGTCATGTTATAAATACGTACGATAGGTCGATTGTTGGAACCATAAGATACATTAGCACCCACATTCACGACGGTAATGTTTATTCTAGACGTGATGATATAATTTCAATAGTATATATTTCAATATATTTATTAAAAGGGAAGTTACCATGGATGGGGTTGTACCCTAAGAAAGGCGATACACGAACAAAGGAAGAATTGGTATATGATAAAAAGGTAAAAACTACATCCGATGAGTTGTGCGAAGGGCTTCCTTACTTATTTCAGAAGTTATTGGATTATTCTTATAGTTTGGAGTTTGAAGATAAGCCTGACTACTCTTATATGATAAGGCAATGTAAAACCCTGTTACGAGTAATATAGTAATATAGTAATATAGTAATATAGTAATATAGTAATATTAAAAGTTATTTTTATATTTTAATTAATAAATTTTCAAAAATACTTAAAGCCATATTACATATTATTATATCGACAAATTACAATGAGTTCTGCGAGTTCTTCTGATACATCAGCCCCTGTTCGTCTTACTGGGCGCGTGAAGTGGTTTAATAACAAGACAGGTTTTGGGTTTATTTCAGTCGTGGGAGGAAACGACCAATACAAAGATGCTAGCGAGGTCTTTGTTCACCACTCAGCGGTTACGGTAAGTCAGGAGCAATACCGTTATTTGGTAGAGGGAGAGTATGTGGAGTTTTCGGTAGTAACTACTGAATCAGGAGACCACAAGTTTCAGGCGGGCGATGTTCGTGGCGTGAAGGGAGGCAAGTTGTTTTGTGAGACTCGTCATGAGCATCGTGCATCTCAGGATGGTGGAGCTGGAGCTGGAGCCGGAACTGAGAAAAGCGAGAGGGGAAGGCCTCAAGTGCGTGGACGTGGTCAAGGGTATGTCGGAGGTCGTGGTGGACGCGCAGTATCTGATACTCGCGGTGGTGGACGCGTCGAAAGGGGAGGTCGAGGTGGAAGTGAGTGGATGCTTGTTCGTCGTGATCGTAATGAGAATTATAACTCACGCGGAAGTGGAAGTGGAAGTGGAAGTGCGCGTGGACATGGTCGAAGGGATGAGTATTCTGAGCGCCCTTCTCGTTTGGATAGGAATTCTTCTTCGCAGTCGCAACATGTTGCTCCTTCTCCCACACCTGCATCCACTACAACACCAGTGAAACAGGAAGTAGATAGTGTTGGTGATGTTCCCGCAACTCCTCGCGCAGTTTCAAAGAAGACACCTCGTCAATCTAAACCTTTGGCTTAAATAATTATATTTTCCCCAATTAATTTGTTGGTACTTTTTATGTTTCTAACAAATTAATTAAAAAGTTTATTATTATTATTGATATTATTATTATAATACTTATTTTTTCATAGTTAAAGACATTCTTCTAAGTTTTTGTTTTTTTGATAAATATTTACTTCTTTTTACAAGGGAATATTTTTTTGCACGGAATCTTAAAAGTCTAGGTTTTTTTTTACACGTAAAAGCACTATGCTTAATACCTTTACGACGAAACACGGTATCAGTACAAATACCAATTGCACGTGATTCATCTGCATCAGCATGAGCACCATCGCCTGTGTTATCTGAACCTTCTTTAACTTTTTTAATACACTTACATAATTTTTCTGCAAGGATTTCTTCCGCTTTATTTTTAATTTGTTTCGAAGATTCCGAGGAAGAAAAAGGTATATTATAATAATTTAATATTTTTTCATAGTCACTTTTAGTTAAAATACCCATGAGTATATAGTTGTATTAAAGTTATATTAAAAGTAGATAATAATTATTTTTATATATAAAAATATATATTTATATTTTATACTAATTTTATATTCGTTTTAAATGCCTAAATTAATAAAAAACATAAATAAAAAAGTTGTTGTTTTTGATTTAGATGAAACATTAGGACATTTTGGAGAGTTAGGGAGCTTTTGTAACTTACTGGATGATTACTATAAAAATCCAAATAAGGCATATAGTATTTTTAACGAACTAATGGACTTGTACCCGGAATTTATCAGACCCAATATTATGAATATTTTAAAATATTTGCTACAGAAAAAGAAAGAAAATAAATGTCAAGCTGTTATGATTTATACAAATAACACAGGAGAACGAAAATGGGCCGAACACATTAAGGGTTATTTTGAACATAAGTTAAAATCAGTAATATTTGAACAAATTATAGCTGCTTTTAAAATAAATGGAAAAGTTGTTGAAATAAACAGAACAATGCACGAAAAATGTTTAGATGATTTTTTTAGGTGTACTAAATTACCTTCAGATATTGAGATTTGTTTTGTAGATGATATTTTTCACCCAAAAATGAGTAATGACAATGTTTACTATATTCATGTTAAAGAATATAAACACCTTTTACCCGCTAATGTAATGTTAAATAGATTCTTAAATTCACCTCTTTCGAGTGACATAAAAAATAAAGACGAATTCAAAGAATTTACCATGTTTAATTTAAAATATAACGTAAAGGAAAAAGATAAGCATGAGCACGATATAGACATAATTGTTAGTAAAAGAATGTTAGAACATATAAAAGATTTTTTTGATAAAGATGAACCTGTAATGAAACTTAAAGTATACAGTAAACTTAAAAAATCATTCAAAAAAAATAACAAACCCAATAATGATACTAATACAAATCATAATAAAACACTAAAAAAAATAAATAAATAAATGTAATTTTATAATTTTATAATTTTATAACTTGTGAAAGATTCACAATTTATAAATTCTAATTTCTAATCTTTTGCTTCAAGAAGAAGTTGAAGTGCTTTAGCATGTTTCTTCGTTTTTTTGTGACTGTTCATGTTAAATAGTTGAACTTCACAGCCACAATCACAAGTAATTTTCGTCTTTGCCTTTTCAAGAATTTCTTCTCTCCTTTTTTGGTAATAATCCTTGTTGTAATTTTTTATCTTGTCTCCTTGCTCCTTGTTGTATTTCTTCTGGTATTCAAGTTTTCTCTCCCTGTTCCTATAGTAGTACCCACTCTTTTCACCGTCTCCCTCAGCCTCAGCCTCAGCATCAGCTTTGATATCATCATTGATTTTGATATAGTTGTTCATGTACTCATCCTTGGTTTCATTTTCCAATATATTATTTATATTTATAGTTTCTATAACATCGTTCGTTCTATTCAAAAGACACGATATTCTAGATAAATCAATTTTAATTTTTTTCGGCGTTCGCTCAACCAACTTGTTTACTTTTATAGGCAAAGAAGTTGCGCATGTCACAGTCATAATTGAAGTAGCCATTCTCTATGGTTTTTGTTTTTGTATACCCATATATATCCAGTATTTTCGTTTCAATTTTTTGTACCCCAAAATACCAATCAAATAAAAATATAGTAACATCCCAGCATCCCAGCATCCCGTATAGTAAAATTGTTACAGTTTGGTATAAGACCTGCAACAAAATTTGTCGAGCTTGCCTAAAAACACGGCATTGCTTTCTTTGTGTCTTTGCATTGATTCTGTAGTTAGTGTAACATCAGTAACCAGAATTTTCTTCTTGCCTTGTAACCAGTATGTATAAGGAGGACTTGTTATCGATACCGAATTTGAAGTATTTCGTCGTAGTTTATGTTCCGATGGTCTGTATAATCGCCTTGATTGTATTACTTCAGAAAACCAACCATAATACTGAACATCGGGCTCTTTAACAACAAAACTGTCAGCAATCTGTTGTTGTGTCTCCAATACCCTGTCTAAAAGACTACGAGCGTCTTCGGTTCCATTGCTTGCAACACTTGTCATTGTACGAATACTTGGTTCTATTTTTGCTTATGTATTACCTATAGGGAATTAATTAATTTCAATTTTCATTTGAAAATAATTAATAGTTAATACTAAAAATATATGCGATATTAGCGTTGATGACGCCTTCTCGTATTTTTACGCATAGAAGTCTTGCGACGAGTATGAGACTTCCTCCTCGTATTCCTGCGTCGTCTAGTTCTACCGCCACCACCACCAGACTGTGAAAAAGCAAGCCCTCTTTTTTTACCAAGGTCCATACCCATGCCTTTACCCGCACTATGCTTATTATTTGGGTTGTAATTTGCTAATATAACAACGGGCTTGCTGCCTTTACCTTTTTTATTTAATATCCATTTTTTTAAATCTTCGTAACTCCTATCTCCGTTATAAGATTCAGGATTAGTAAGTTTATTTGGATGAAAGTATAATATTGTAGGAAATCCAGAAACAGAGGGACTTATTCCATGTTTCTTAAACATATCCATATTACTACTTTCAACTGCTCCTAAAATAATTTCATTCTTGTGTTTATCTTTAAGTTCGGTTATTACTTTATTCCAAGCGGGTTTCATATTATCGCAGTGTCCACATCCGTTCATATAAAATAATATAATACCATGCTTTTTTTTTAATTCCATAACTTCGCTTTCAGTTAGTATTTTAGGTTCATCGCCGCTTTTAAACATTTATGTATATTATATAATTAATCAATATTATTTATTATTTCGTAACATATATTATAATATTTTTTTATAATAAAATAATATATAAATGATGTTAAAAAATGTATTAATCATTCTTTTATTTATAATGGTTACATATTTTGTATTAAATTATACATCGGCAGACTTTAAAGAAGCATTGACAATGCCTGCACTCAACACCAACTGTCCGAATGTGTTAATACAAAAAGGTGCGCTGCTTTATTTGTATAACTCCAAAAAAAAAGAGGTCCCAGGTGTAAATCCTGTTATATTTAACAATTTAGAAGAATATGTAGAATTCGTCGAATTCCAACGCGCATCTGGAACTATATGTCCTGTCTTATATTTACAACACTCTAGTGAAGCCGACGGCACTGAATCTTATAAAATTCGTCCCGGTCCTACAAATCTACAAGGTGGATTAAGCGGTGTGCCTGCTTCCGCCTTCCCTTATTCGCCTCCTCCGAGAAAACAAATAACAAAGTTACTAGATGCGTCTCGTAATGACCCACCATATAATGTAAACTCTTATCCAGGTTATGATAATTCTAACGTCGACCAAGGCGAATTTACTCCCGACATGATGCTCGACTATGTTACAGCGTCAACAGGTCTTAGTCCAGACCCCATGGACCCGAACTGGGGAGGTTCCGATTTCACACAAACACTAGTAGATGGAGGTTACTATAAACCAGACGAAGTATTTTTTTACTAACTGTTTTGTTTATTCGTGCATAAAAACTTTTTAATATTATCTACACAGTTTTTATTAATTTTCCGCGTATTACCTAACTCCGTCTTTATCATAAATGTATTCAAACACGCTGGGTCTTTTTCAAGTTGATATAAGAGATTTTGTATTGTCTTATATTCACTCATAATCTGTGTAGCCGTTTTAGAATTTATACCCGGTATACATGATAACATGATTATATTTATATTTTCCGGAGTTATATATTCATTCTTTTCTTTATGACCTTTAAGCACGCCACAGTACTTTTCACTTTCTTCGGTTTCTGTTGTATCTTGTACAACCGCATGGGTTAGTTGGCTACCGACATCACCACCAGGTGCCGTAAGTTCATAATATGGTTTTCGATTTTTCTCATTGATACGTGTTTTATCATACTTGTCAGCAAAATAAACAATAGTGTCCGCTGTTTCACAAATTGTATTCGTTCTCAGCACCGAAAATCCCTTATAATATAAAAGTGAAAACATACTACTCATAAGAGTTTTTTTCGAAATGTGTGTTCGTTTTTCATTATACCTTTCGATATCTCCTTCAATAATATATATGACATTATGATTATGTACCGGTTCTTTATCTAAACGAAATGATTGTTCACTATATCTACCATCTTTAATACTTGCAGCCAAATCATTTAGCGTCTTTCTTTCAAAAATGATAACTGGTTTTCCGTAATCGTCCTCAAAAACGATATCACCAATATGAAGTTGCTCTATTTTAATTTTATGGAATTTCCTATTTTCTCTCGCATCTGTTACATCTCCAGATAATATATCATTACTCACCTCAACATCCTGAAACATATGGAGCGGAACCAAACACCCATTCTTACTTTTATTTGAAGAATTTCCAGGAGGAGGAGGCGAAGGTGGTTCCGATAAATATGATTCTATTCTTCTTTCAACTAGTGGTATCAAGTCAGTCTCGCGGTTGTCTACTTTTATTACTATGCCTGGACAAGACATATTGCTATATTACTTTCTTGCGTATATATAATATATCGCTTATTTTTTATATTGTTTATTTATATTCTTTAATTATATTGTTATATATAATAACTATATGTTACAATATGGTATATGGTGTTACCTATATACTACATATAGTTATTAGTAACTCGACTATAGTATAAAATTTAAAAATTACAACATGGGGCCGGCGTGGCGAGGAGCATTATAGTACTGTCTAAATTTAAACAAATAGTTAGCATTTAAAGCTGGAACGGCAATCTGTGACCTTTGAGCAAAAGAAATCATAAATCCTGTTGCTGATGGCTGTGCTCCACCTTTCTTCATTCCACCTCCATTGTTGGTATTGGTATACATACCGTCGGTTGAACCAGTAGCGCTAAACAATACGCGGCGAGCTGTAGCTGAGCGTCCATTTCTACTTCTTTGTCCATTTCTTTCAGGCATTTGTTCTTAATCTATATAATCTTATAATATTAAATTTAAAAGATTATATAATATGAAAAATTATATTAAACAAATAATTCCGAAATTTAAATATTTCGCTGATAACCATTACCAAACAGATTTTTGATACCAGGAGAGTACTGCATTCTGCCAACACCACCAGCACCCTTGTTGTAAGTAATCAAACCCTTGGCCTTCAAATAAGCAAAACCGTCTTTGCAACCAGGAGGAATACAAAAGTTGCAGTAACTAGTCTCCCTCTGATAAACGCCTACAATGCTAGAAGGAACACCGATAGTGGGGGGCATGCCAGCCATGCTTCCAAAGATGCAACCCTTGTTAGTGAGAGAACTTATCGCCGAAACCCTTTTAGGACCACTTAAAACCATTTTGTTTTTATAATATAATAATATATTATTTTATTTATTTCTAAATTATTATTAATAATTAATTATTTAAGATAATAACAAATATAATGAATGTTTTACATTATACAATAATACAATAATAATGATGACTATAAATTCAGTGGCGCATCATTCGATGTGTATTTCATTACCATCATAATGGGTTTATTATTTGCTGTTAAGTTCTTTCACTCCCTGTATTATTTGCTGTGACATTTATACTACCTGAGAATGCTGCATACGTCACATTATTGAATGTAGTTTGTGGTATAGTAAAGTACAGTGCTTGAGTACCACCAGAATTAGAAGTAGAACCAGTTATATTAACAGTTCCACCACTTGAAGTTATACTCATATACTGGTTGTTAGACATACTCCATTGCACATTGTTAGCATTACTATTTGTTGATAAGCTAATAGTTGCAGATCCGACGTTGCTACCGTTCTCATCGTAATACATAAACGATACACCAACACCATTTGTATATTGGACGGTTGTATTCTCAAACCCAACACTAGAATCATTATAAACATTATAAACTACTGTTGGTGTTAGTGCTGGTGCTGGTGTGGCCTGCGAACTACTTGAAGATACATGTCCTCTACCACTGTAATTAGCAACACCACCCATTAAATTATTAAACCCGGGCATATACTGCATTCTGCCAACACCACCAGCACCCTTGTTGCCACTCAACAAACCTTTTGCCTTCAAATAAGCAAAACCGTCTTTGCAACCAGGAGGAAGACAAAAGTTGCAGTAACTAGTCTCCTTCTGATAAACACCTACAATACTAGAAGGAACACCGATTGTGGGAGGCATGCCAGCCATGCTTCCAAAAATACATCCTTTGTTAGTGAGAGAACTTATCGCCGAAACCCGTTTAGGACCACTTAAAACCATTTTTTTTTATAATATAATAATATAATAGTATATTTATTTCTAAATTATTTGTTTTGTTATAAAGTAAAATAAATTGAAATCATTTAAAGATAAAATTATAATTAATAGTAAGGTTTCATATACAAACACAACGAATCATAACTTCTAAATATTAATGTCGATGTCAATGTCAACAACCTCAAAAAAAGCAAGCGAGTCAAATTCGTCGGATTCTTCTCCTAAACTAAATACAACAGGACAGGGAAAAAATATACTAAATGATTTGGATATTATTCAGTGTGATGATGGATACATATTTAATCCATATAATCAGGAAAATAGAGAGATTACATTGAGCGAAGTTCAATCTATTCTTTCGTCATATGGTATTCCAACACAGTTAAACAATTTCGAACTCTACCGTCGAGCATTTATTCACGCTTCGTATACAAAACGACCACAACTAGAAAACGCTAGAGAAAATATTAAAATTATGCCTCAACCCGCAAACTGTATGCCTCTCAGGACAAAATCAAATGAACGCCTCGAGTTTATCGGTGACGGAGTACTAGAATGTGTTACAAAATATTACCTATATCGCAGGTTTCCTAAAGAAAACGAAGGCTTTATGACAGAAAAAAAAATAGCAATCGTAAAAAATGAGTCAATCGGAAAATTGGCTTATGACATGGGACTACATAAATGGTTTATTATTTCCAAACATGCTGAGGAAAAACATACACGCACAAATCTTAAAAAACTGGGATGCCTATTTGAAGCATTTATTGGTGCACTATTTCTCGATTTTAATAAAATTACTGTACACGATGAAGGCAAATGGTTTGAAAATGTATTTGTTACAGGGCCTGGGTTTCAGATGGCTCAAAAATTTATAGAAGCTGTATTCGAAAGACATATTGACTGGATATCTCTTATTAAAAATGATGACAACTATAAAAATATACTTCAAGTAAAAATACAAAAGGAATTTAAAACTACTCCTGATTATTTAGAAATACAACACGATATTGATATAGGTTATACTATGGGTGTTTATTTATGTCTTGGGAAAGAAATATATCAAGTTGATTATAGAAAGGCGGTTAATTATAGTGAACTAAAATCGTTTACAAAAATCCGCGAAATTTATGAAGAGAAAGGGCATGTTTTAGTTCATTTCGCTTCCGGAACACACAAGATTAAAAAAAAGGCAGAACAAATGGCTTGCGAATTTGCCCTTCAAAATATCTAATATCCAATATCCAATATTTAATTGATTACAATGTTAACAATAATAAAGTCATTTTTATATTTTTATTATTGTTGTATATAATAAATATTTGTATAAATATAATATAATGGCGGACCAAGAATACGAAAAACTAAAGTCACAGATACAAGATTTAAAAAAAAGATTATCTGAGTCAGCCGATGATCCACAAGAAACAAAAGAAATAGGAGACTTGTTAAAAAGGTTAAAGAGTAAAGCTAGTTCTTATGCTGAACGTTTAGATCTAGTAGCTTCATCAGCACCAGCATCACCAGCATCACCATCTCAAGCAGTTGTTAACGACCCATATATGCAAGGTGAAGGCGAAGGCGAAGATGATGAACCAGTAAATGTTTCTGAATCTGCAGCTGCCGCTGCTTCTCAAAAGGCAAAGTTAGAAAAAGATGAACTATCCGATAAAGCAAGAGAAAATTTATTACAAGTTTTACAAGCACCTGATGTAGGACCTCAAATTCTTCCTAGTGGAAAACCGGGTGTAGACTATGCACAACAAATGATGATACACCAACTTCAAACAACACTAGCGCCAGCATTTATTTTAGAAAGATTAGAAAAGAAACCTACTCCTACTTCACAGTCTAAACCAGATGAAAATGTAAAACCACAAAAACCCAAACCACAAGCGGAAAAAAAAATAAAAGTTACATTTCCTAAACATGTTGAGGGAAAAACAGGTGTAGGTGTAGGCGTAGATGTAGGCGAAGTTATTCCGGGTGTTAGTGTTATAGACGGTCGTAGCAAAGATCTTGTAAGTCGCAGTAATATATTTGAAAGTCTTCGTACCGATTTACAGGTTTATATACCAAAAGCTAGTGACTATACTAAAAAACAAGGTGAGCGGGGTGAACGAAGTAAACTATCTCCAAAACATTCCTTTATCCCTGACTCTGCTGCCGTTGAAGCAGATACTTCTTTGCTTACAAGACAAATTATTATTATACGAAAATTACCATCTCGTATATTCCTTGTTGAAGATGTTTCTCTTACTATGGGAGCTTTAGCTGCACCTGCATCTGCATCAACCGATCCATCAAAATTAGGCGTAGGTGCAGTAGCTTCATCAAAACGCTTAACCGAAAAACCTATATGGGGATTAGTATCTGAAGAAATAGAAAAAATGGAAATAAAGGGCGAACTAGTTGGAAACCGTTTACCAAGGCGCCCTTTGCCTAGTGTATCCGCTTCTCATTACTATATGAATAACCGTCAAAAATTTGTTAACTTTATTAATGAACTTTTTTTGACATATCACGACGAACTTTCTAGCAAAAAGGAGCAAATTTCATGCGACCCTGCCGCAAATGCTGAATTTTCTCTTTTAACACACCAAAAAATAGTTCGCGATTATTTGAATATATATACACCATATCGCGGACTATTATTGTACCATGGGTTAGGAAGTGGTAAAACATGTTCTTCTATTGCAATTGCAGAAGGATTAAAAACATATAAAAATGTTATTGTAATGACACCTGCTTCATTGCGCCGAAACTATATTGAAGAAATGAAAAAATGCGGCGATGAAATTTATAAGAAAAATCAATTCTGGGAGTTTGTACCCATTTTAAACAAAACCGACCCTATGGTACAAACGCTGGCTGCTATTTTACAGTTAAAAGATACATTCATTGTTAAAATGCGTGGTGCATGGCTAGTAAATGTTAAAAAGCCATCAAACTATGTTTCATTATCTTCTGATGAGAAAGAGAGCCTTGACCGTCAAATAGAGCAAATGATAGATGCAAAGTATACATTTATTAACTATAACGGTATGCGAATGAGTAATTTAAAAACATTATCCACCGATTTTACACAGAATCCTTTTTCAAATCATGTAATTATCATAGATGAGGCTCATAACTTTATTAGTCGCATCGTAAATAAACTAAAGCGCCCAACATCACTTTCAATGAGATTATATGATATGTTAATGACAGCCGATAATGTCAAGATAATTCTTCTAACAGGAACACCCGTTATTAACTACCCCAACGAGATGGCTATTATTTTCAATATACTGCGTGGTTATATTAAAACATGGAAATTCCCTCTCCAGATAGCATCACAGTCAAAAGTCGATAAGAAAGTACTTATGAAAATGTTCGAAGGATTAAATACACTTGACTATATGGACTATAATGATACTTCACATGTATTAACAGTTACACGAAATCCTTTCGGATTTTTCAATGTAGACGATAAGGGACAATATAATGGGGTATTGCGACTATCACCAGAGGGTGAAACGCCTAATTTGTCAGATACTGAATTTGAGAAACTGGTTCTAGGTACACTAAAGGCGCGTAACATTAACGTGGCTCCCGGAAGTATAACAGTAGAAACTTTTAAGGCATTACCTGATTCATTAGATGCTTTTCGTTCTTATTTTATTAACTCTGAAACAGGGCAGGTAAAAAATATAAATATGTTTCAGCGCCGAATATTGGGACTTACATCATATTTTCGTAGTGCACAAGAACAGTTGATGCCCAAGTACGACAAAGATATGGACTTTCGTGTAATAGAAGTGCCTATGAGCGACCACCAATTTTTAGCATATGAAAAGGCACGCAGTGCCGAACGTAATCTAGAAAAGAAATCAAAATCTAGAAAAAAGCCGGGTGCAAAAACTTCGGGAGCAGGTGGCGAGGGTAAAGGAGACGACATATATGAAGACGCTGTATCTACATACCGTATTTTTTCACGACTATTTTGTAACTTTGTATTTCCAACAGAAATAAAAAGACCTCTTCCGAAAGAAGATGCGGATATTGAAGGAGCTGTTCGTGAAGGTGCAAATGAAGAAGATGTTGATGCAATAAAGGCATCGGAGAGGTTGGAAAATCCTAACGGTGAACATACAATGGATGAAGTAGAAGAGTTGGCAGAGGAAATATCAGGAAAAGTTGATACCACATATGATAAAAGAATTGCCGCTTCTTTATTACAACTTAAAAGTGGTATGATGAAGTTTCTCACAAAACCTCCCCAGGGACAGTTGCAAACATATAGTCCTAAGTTTTTAGCAATGTTGGAAAATATACAAGACCCTCACCACCAAGGATTAAATTTGGTGTATAGTCAGTTCCGTACTTTAGAAGGTATCGGAATTTTTTCACTAGTTCTCGAAGCAAATGGGTTTGCACGTTTTAAAATTCGTAAAAATGATTCTGGAAACTGGGTTTGTGATATAAGTGACGAAGACCAAGGTAAGCCCATGTTTGCTTTATATACAGGAACAGAGAGTGATGAGGAGCGTGAGATAATAAGAAATGTTTTTAATAGCACATGGGACTATATTCCTGTTTCAATCAGAGAACAACTATCACCCAAATCGGCAAACAACTTTATGGGACAAATTATAAAAGTTCTTATGATTACTGCATCAGGTGCAGAGGGTATTAGTTTACGAAATGTTCGTTATGTTCATATTATGGAGCCTTACTGGCATCCCGTACGAATAGAGCAGGTAATTGGGAGGGCTAGACGTATATGTAGCCATAATGACTTGAAAGATGAAAAACTACGAACAGTGCATGTGATGTTGTACGTAATGAGTTTTACACCGAAACAGTTAAGCGAGGATTCATCTCTTGAGCTTAGGTTGAACGATGTTAGTAAACGTGACGCGAAAAAACCATTGACAACTGACCAGTCATTGTTTGAAATATCTACTATAAAAGAGGAAATCAATCGTCAGCTACTTATGGCGGTTAAAGAAGCATCTATTGACTGCTCAATTCACCGAAATGTCGCATCAAAAGAGAAATTAAAATGTTTCACTTTTGGTGTTGTAAATTCCAACAAGTTTTCTTATGCTCCATCTATAGACAATGAAGAATCTGATGCATCTATGGCGCAAAATACAAAAGAAACAGAACTAAAATTAAGAAAGATGTCATTGACATTTAATGGCGTTAAATCTGATTATGCATATGATATGAAAACAAGCATTGTGTATGATTATAATAGTTACCTTGCTGCAAAAGATATGGGAGGCGAACCTTTGGTAGTTGGTAAAGTAGTAGAAAAAGATGGTAAAAGTACATTTGTTAAAATGAGCGCAGCTATGGCTGAATCATCAGCAAGTGTTGCATCAGCTACTGCTGCACCATCAGTTAAACCCAAAAAGCCCGAAGGTGGAGTTGCTGTAGGGAAAGAGCCATCAGATGTTAAAAAGAAATCATCGGCATCTGGAGCAGTCGCTTCTTTGGCTCCCTCTGCTAAATCTAAAGATGAATAAAACATGAGATGTTACAGATGCGTGAGATTAATCGAAAATCGTTTTTATAATATTTATTCAACATTGGATAAAATATTATACAGCATATTATATACGGTAGTAAAAATTATACTACTTTGGTACAAGCAATTCTAAAATTCTATCCTGAGTTTGTTTTATAGATTCAATGTAGTTTTGTATTTTATTTATCTTTTCATCTAATTTAACATATTCTCTCGAGTCTATTGTATCTCTTGTTTTTTCATTCACAAAAAGATGCATACCATTATAACCATCGCCATCACCATCAGCATCATAATCTGTCATAAAATCATCTAAAGGTATACTATCGATTCCCGATTCTCCATATTTACCAACATTTGTTCTTTTTAGTTTAGAAAGGAACGACAACTTGTCATTGCCTTGATTATCATTGCCTTGATTATCATTGTCTCGATTATCATTATATTTTACTGTAGTTTCAGTCGTACTATTTATCATGTCCTTATCGTACAAAATTTCCTCATTATTTTCTTCGTTAAATGATACATTTTTTTTACTTATAATAGAATTTTGTTCGGTTGGGCGTTTTATATCATGTGAACGTTTTATGGCGATAGAAGCATTTAGAGCAATAGCGACTGGATCATTTGACCCGGTTATCCATTCCTCTGCATTTTTTGAAACATCTTTATCTGTAGTCATTGTTAATTGTTCCAACTCTCGTTGACGTGATGACAATGCGTGTGCTAATAATTTCTCCATTTCATCACTAGCTAGTTTGTTATCATTTAGTTTATTATCAGAAAAATCTATACTTGTAGGTTTTTTATTATTCAACATACTATCCATTTCTTGCTGTTTCTCTTTTAAACGAACCTCTAATTCAGACATACGATGTTTCTGCAAATCATCTGCTCTATATATTTCCTCTATTTTTGGTTTTTTACCAATACCTCTCGGGTCTATACTTTTAGATGACTCGGGTGTCATACCATACCTGGGTGGAATTGGTAATGTGTTTGCAGTTGGTTGTGCAGAAGGATGAATTTGTTGTGAACGGGGTTGTGACGGTTGCTGTTGTTGTGACAGTTGTTGTCGAGGTTTTTTAAATTTTCCCAGCTCGTTTATCATATTTTTAATAACTGCCTTGTTACTATTAACTATCATTTCTGATGCCTTTTTATCATAGTCTTCGTCACCTTCATCATTTTTATCGAAAAAAATATCAAACTCTGATTTCATAGACAAAATAGATGATTCAAAAAGTCGTTTTATATTATCAAAATAATTATTTGGAATATCATTAAAAACACCTCCTTCTTGTAAAAGCCCCCATATAATGCTTTTATTTTCATTTTTTGTAAAATCTTTAAATGACATTTTAAAGTAGTTAATATATTATTGTTATATTTATATTTATAATATACAAAATATTTAATATATTTTTTTGCATAATAATATCTAATGTCATTTGTGTTTTATTATTTTTAAAACTAATATAAACACATAAAATCATATCTATGTACCACATACACAAAACATATACGCGCTAACGCTTCATAACATAGTAACACACTATTATATCAAAAACCTATAATGTTCAACACAGGATATATCATCCCAATAGTAATGTCATGTCACTTATTATTTTTAGAGTTATTAAAATATAAGAAAGAAGAAGTAAGTAAAAATATTATACATTTTATTCACGGACTTATTTTCATATTGTATCACAATTATAGCAATGATATGGTTTATATAACACACGTAAGTATAGGATTTTATATATATGATTTAATTTATTTGTCTACAACTGTTTTAAAATTTAAAGATAAACTGGGGCAGCAATTTCCTTATTTTATTCATCATATAATAACGATTACAATATTATACAGTTCTTTATACAATGCAAACTTCTTATCAATACTTAATGGGTATTATATTTTTGAAATGTCAAATATGATGTTATATATTTCTTATCATATACACAAAGAACACAAAAACTATAAATTAATATATGCTACAGATTTTATACAGCTTATATGGTATTCATATTATAGAATCATTAAAATTTTAGTATTTTCCTACGGAATTAGAGATGAAATTTTGGAACAAAAGGCAAGCCTTTGTATAATGTTATTTGTAATATATTTAATGGGAGTGTCTTGGAGTTATAAATTGGTTATAAAAAACATTAACAACTTCAATTCATATAAAGCATTAAAATATTAAAACATTAAAGCATTAAAACATTAAAGCATTAAAACATTAAAACAAAATATAATTAAATATATTTTGTTTATCTATTACTATACCAGATTATATGGAAAATAACTACATTATATTTAACCAATCTGGAAGATTTGGGAACGCAATTTTTAGATACATGGCCTATGTAATGTTACAAAAAGATAATAATAATTTTAAGTATATACTTGACACAGACTTTTCAAAATTAGTTACGACCCCTTATACAAACGAAGAGACAAATGAAGGAATATATGTAAAAAATATAAAAATAATAAATGAAGACAACTATTTTAAATATATTAATACGGATATATCAAAAATATTAGGTAACATAAATATAGTATTGTGCGGTTATTTTCAGTATGACCAAATTTATTTACAAAACAAGAGTTACATTTTAGATTTCGTAGAACAGAATAAAAGTGTTCATCAAATTAGAACAGATGATGAAACATATTTAACAAAACACATTATAGATGATATGATATTAGATTTTTCTAAAATATATGAAAATGTTATACATATACGCTTGGGTGATTTTAATGGTAGACCCGACTTTATAGAGATGGAATATTTACTGCGTTTATTTAATAATATAAAGGATATATTTTATAATAAAACAGCTATTGTTATTGAAACACCAACAAGTGATGCAGATATAAAATATTTAAATACGGTATTAGATTGGTTTAAAGAAAATAATATACCAATTCCGATAGTGGAGTCAAACGACATGTTAACTGATTATAATATTATGAAACAAGCAAAAATAATAGTAAGCTCAATGAGCACATTATGTTGGGCGGCTGCATATTTTTCGAAGTCATTAGAAAAGGTATATATGCCTAACTATAATTTTTTCGACATAGAGGATAGGAAAAACGGATATTTTAAGATGCCCATACAAAATACAATTCTATACGATGTAAAAACTACTAAATTTACAGATATAAAAGTGGTTATACTAACACTTGAAAAATATTCACATCGAATGAACAAAGTGTATGATTTAATAAATAAACTTTCTCAAATAGGATTACAGTGTAGTTTATTTTATGGAGTTAACGGGGAAGATACAAAAGTTGTAAAAATGGAACACCCACAATTATATAGGTTAGAATATAAAAATGAATCAAAGTATTATGATTCATCTATAAGGGTTAACAAACAATTTATGAAACGAGGGGAGATAGGGTGTGCATGGTCACACATCAATATATATAAATCATTATTGAAAGAGGAGCATGTAGATAAATATCTAATTTTTGAGGATGATGCCGAGTTTGTTGAAAGTTTAGAATATGCTTATAACTGTTTAATTAATATACCTAGTGACTTTGATGTATGTCATATTTCTAAATCTGACTGGTATAAATTTATATTTAATAATAAAATAAACGAATTTTGGAATACTATTCATAAACAATATTTTAATAGAACTACTTGTTATATTGTATCTAAAAATGGTGCAGAAAAAATATTACATTATACCAAAGACTCTATAAATATTCCATCTGATGATTTATTATCGACTATGCACATACATGATAAACTAACAGTGTATGTTCCTTCAAAATATATATTTCATGAACTACAAAATACAGTATCTATAATAGGAAATTTTATTGGTAGGTAATAAAAATTATAATATTATTCATTTTTTAAAAATATACTTAAAAATATGTTTAAAAATATATTAAATAATAGTAATAGTAATAGTAATAGTAATAGCAATATTAATAATGTTACCTATAAAAAATATAAACACAGTAATTCAAAAATCATACAAACCTTGGTATTTTTCCGTCAATAATACAGAGTTGCTATTTTTCGATATTTTTTATAAAAATAATAAAATATATTTAATAATGCCTATTTACAATGCACCCGCATTATCAGAGTACATAACGGTTAATATAAATAATAAAATACTAAAATTATCTAATAGTCATGTAAAAGATTCAAATGAACCCATTTTAATATATATATATGAATACATAAGCCAACCCAATACTGTGATAAAAGTAAATATTAGCCTTATTAATAATATGACAAAATCATATGAACTTCGACATATATACACAAACCATACTACTAATATACATCAGAATACAGTTAAAAATAATAATAACTTCTTAGCCTTAACAACATTATTTAAACATGACTACTATTTATTTCCTTTATTTTATAACTATTATAAAAAACAGGGGGTTCAACATTTTTATATGTATTACAATGGAATTATTACACCCGAAATAAGCAAAATATTTGATAAACCAGATGTTACACTAGTTGAATGGAACTATCAATATTGGAATCCTCGCGGAGTCAAATATCCCCACCATGCACAAATGGGCCAGATACACCATGCTCTATACAAATATGGAAAAGATATATATGAGTATATGATTTTTTGCGACTTGGATGAGTATCTACATATCCCCAAAAATAAGTTTATTGAGTCTACACCACCTAACCTTGCACAGTATAGTGACAATACTCTAAAACAGTTTATAATAAATAAACCTGACATTGACATTTTTGGGTTCTGTAATTTTTGGGCAAATACGATTGATGATAGTATCCCCAGTACACCATATTTACCTAAAAAATTCTTGGCTGTATCTGAACCAACAGAATATAAGGAAAGAAGTAAAAATATTTATAAAGTATCATCTATAAATACAATCGGAGTACATCAAATTGGGTATGATTTTTATAGTTCATTAACTTCTATAACTGATTTAAATATGTATCATTTTTATAAATGGTCATCTAAAAATCGCGTAATAGAAAACTGTACAAGTATTGTAAACTTGGATTTGCTTTAACAATCTAAATAAAACCACCAAAGTGTTACAATTCACTATTGAAATATTGGTTACGAAATTTCTGCATTTCTTCATCAGGGAAAGTATTAATAGTAAAATCTTCGGGCTTTTTAGTTTCTTTTAATAAATTAATAATCATAAAAAGAGAATATACCCCACATTCGGTAGGCTTTTTCTGATGATGTTTTTTATTTTCTATATAACGAAAATCTATTCCGGCAACCTTTCCTTGTTCTATAATTTTTTTAATTAATTTTTTAACTTCTTTGGGTGGGGGATTACCTGTGCTGTCAAAAAAGAATATATATTTCTGTTTTATATTTACAAACATAGATATCCAATGCGACCCCGATAAATAATGAGGATCGGTATTAAATACAAATCCGATTTTATTCCTACCATTTCTGATAGATATATTCAAATCAAAACGACATAACTCTTCCCAGACACATTCGCCATACATTTTGGGAGAGTCAAAATCGATAGGCGCTGCTCCTATAAAATCGAAATAAGGAAATTCTTTCTCATACTGTTTCATAACATTTTCGATATCAATACTATTTAACCACTCGTTGGGATTTTTCTTCCAATCATCTGGACTTTTCGGCGCAAATGTATAGTTCAACATTTCTTTGTCTACTCCCGATGAAGCAAAATTCTGTTTTAACCAACATGATTCTTTATTACATACACTTTTTAAATGTCGCTTCAATTCTTCCCAAATCTCACGCGGGTCATTTGTTGTTATCATGACATCAGGGTGACGAGCATTCCATAAGTTTTTTAGCTTTATTAATGATTCATTGCTATAACATGTAAAATCATTCTCTTGTAGTTTTGGGCTACACTTTAATTTTAGAAATCCATCTGGGTGTTTTTCTACATCATGTGCAACGGGTCCTCCTTTTTCTATTTTTTTATTTATATTTACTCTATTTCTATTTATATTTCTATTTCTATTTATATTTCTATTTCTATTTATTCGATTTCCATTCTGTTTACTTTTGTTTTTTAACGTTTTTGACATGTATGTTCTCTTAGATGTTACACTCCGTCTGCCTCTAACTTCAGACTTAAACTTCATATTTTTATCTACAAACTGCAGAATATTCTCCATTTTTTTTGTTTTCATTTGTTATGTATTTTTATAATTACGTATTTGTGTAATTGTGTATATATTATTTCACTATAATTAAAAAAATTAATTATTAAATAAAAATTAAATATTACTATTTTCACTTTTAATTACCTTAACTTCTATTACTTCATTAGTATTCGCCCATTTTACACTATTACTTATATGATTTTTTGTAAAACCCTTTTTAATATCCTTCTTTTTGTATTTCGGGTCTTTCAAGTTTAAGTCTTTCGTTTTTGGTATTATCATTTCATCTTGCGGTGGTGAAGTTTTTGTAACAAAATTATCCATTGTTATCACTTTTTTATCTATTTGTTTCATAAACAACTTATTCGCTTCATCAATGGACCACCCTTCGATGGTATCTACACCCGACGCACCACCGCAGGTATCTACTATAACCATATCTTTATAGTCCCCCTGGATATTATCCATGGTATCCTTAAATTTAAAATGCGATATACATAAACGTGCAAATGTGTTAAAAGCATTTATTATAACGTCATTTATAGGACTGTCGCTATTATTATTAACATTATTATTCAAAATATCTTTCGCCATTGCGGCAATACGTTTTCTATAAAACCTTTTATCCCCCTTGAGTACTGTATCATGTTCTAAATTATTTCTTTTTAGATACTTATTATATGTATCAGAATTCGCCATAATTTCAAGAGTAATATAGTTAATATTGTCTATTTTATTCATACTTGTATTAGTATTTGTCATTGTCTCAGTCACAGTAGTTTCTATATTTGGTTTATCATTCTTTTCCATTTAAGATGAACACATATAAAATAATATTATTTTAAACACGACTTAGGTTATAAAATAATATATAATAGAAATAAAAATAAAAATAAAAATAAAACATACTTGTTAATTAGTATAAAATTGTTTCTCCTCTTCGGGTATAATATCTTTATTCTCATTTCGTGTACTATTATTAAAAAAATTATTCCCTAAATTATTAGGATTTGGATTACAATGGTCAAAAATCTCCTTCTTAAATAAATCCGGATAAGGTTGTTTTACGGGTTTGGGAGGAACATACACATTGTAAAGGTCACTGTTTGACGAAGGAACATATTGAGATTGTTCGCAATCCTGTAATCCAAAAAACTGACTACGCAGCGTAGACTCAACATTTACGTTGTTAGCAAAACCAGACCAAGGCGCCATATTATTTCCAGGGTTAAATGTGGTATGAGGATTATAAGTGGGATAATTATTAAGAGGTACAGTAGCGGGCTTACTTTGGTCTAAAATAGGCATATAACCGTACTTTGTAGATACAGGCACCTGATAATAAAAAGGTTGTAGCGGCGCAGATGGAATATTCCTTGATGATATTCTATCATTTATTTCATTTTGTCTTTCATATTGACATAAATATAACTTATTTGGAACACCATACATTTGGGGTTTGTCATATACTTGGGAAACAGAATCCATACTATTATATTATATTTACTAATATTACTATATTACTATATTATATTTTGTTATAATATTTTAAAAAAATGGGTTAAAGACAAAAAATAATAATATATACCCAATATCTGCTCTTTGTAATATTGAAAATAAAATGTGTGGTATATTTTTTGTTCAAAATTTTTTAAGAAATGGAACACTTGAAAAATATAAGAAATCTCTACTAGAAAATATTAAGACATATCAACATGATTTCAGCAAAATTTCGCATCGTGGTCCAGACAATAGTATTTTTCTAAATGATAGACACTTTTCGAAAAACTATGCGTGTTTTTGGGGCTTCCATCGTCTTGCAATTAATGGACAAACACCTAAAAGCAACCAGCCATTCTTTATTAAAAATTGCCGTCTTATTTGTAATGGAGAAATCTATAATTTTCGCAATCTTATAAAAGAATTCAGCCTCGAGGAAGAATACAAAAGTCAATCCGATTGTGAGATCATTATTCATCTATATAAAAAAATTGGTATCCGCGATATGTTGCGCCGCCTTGATGGTGTATTCGCATTTGTTTTGCATGACTATGAAACAGAAACTACATACATAGCTCGTGACCCCGTAGGTGTACGTTCACTATTTATTTCGGGACACGATTATACGTATAGTAACGCTATGATTATTTCAAGCGAGCTTAAAGGGATTAACGAATGTTTTAGACCAAATGCTAAACAATTTCCACCTGGTTGTTATGCTGTATATTCTAAAACTAATTTCGATGCCGCAAATACTCCCTTTTTTAATTTTTATAGTTACTATGAAAATGTGTATATTACACAAAACAGCGCAGAAGGAGCAACAGGACAAGTAGAAAGAATTTACAACTATCCTACCGTAGAGGATACTGAAGAAAACATTTGCAAAAATATCGCCACATTGTTCGAAGAAGCTGTTGTAAAGCGCCTTATGAGTGAACGCAAGGTAGGTGCACTTCTTTCGGGAGGGCTGGACAGTTCATCTGTTGTAGCAATCATGTGTCGCCATATGCCTGCAAAAGATTTGAATACGTATAGTATTGGATTGAAGGGGTCAACGGATTTGGTATGGGCGCAAAAAGTGGCGGATTATTTGGGGACGAATCATCACGAAGTTTGTCTTACAGAGGAGGAATTTTTGGGAGCTATTGAAGAAACAATTCAACAAATTGAGAGCTATGATACGACATCTGTTCGCGCTTCTGTTCCAAACTACTTGGTAAGTAAGTATATTGCCGCCACTACAGAAGACTGTGTTATTTACTGTGGAGATATGTCGGATGAGATTTTCGGGTCATATCGTGGATTTATGAAGGCGCAAACTGAGGAAGAGTTTAAACGCGAAAATGAACGCATGGTTCGCGATGTTTGTTATTTCGACTTGTTGCGTTCTGATAAGAGTATTAGTGGTGCAGGACTGGAAGCACGTGTACCATTCGCAGATAAGAAGTTTTTACAATATGTTATGAGTATTCCGCCACGATATAAGATGTTCGATGATGCGCGAATCGAGAAATATATATTTAGGAAGGCATTTAGCGGACTGTTGCCCGATGATATTCTATGGCGTAGAAAAGAAGCTTTTAGCGATGGTGTGAGTGGACATGAAAGAAGTTGGTTCCAAATTATTCGAGATTATATTGATACTAAAGTAACAAATGAAGAGTACAATAAATATAAAGAATTTATAGAATACACGCATGTATGTAATGCACCCTATGACAAGGAGAGTTTCTATTATAGAACTATTTTCGAGAAGTTATATCCTGGTTGCGAAAAAACAATCCCCTACTTCTGGCGACATCCATTTTGTGAAGAGAAGGACCCATCGGCACGTTTGTTAACTTGTTATAAGACGGAGTAATGCTTTAAAATAACAATTATTCCTAAAAATGCAATAAAGTAGTGAACAATTTTATGATGTTCCACTGAAGGAGAAAAAAGTTTAACATTACAAGAAATAGCAGAGGATAAGTATCCTATAGTAATCAGCACAACAATATATAAAGGAATAGTTACTTTCTTTTGTATTAGTAATACAAGCAAACAAATAATACCAATTGTTCGAATTATTATTCCAAAATCTTTTAACTTCATTATATAATTTATATAACTTATATAAATTATAAAATATTATATTATTTATTGTCTAGTATAAATCGACGTATCATTGCATTGCTAAAATAATATTTTTACATATACTCTTTCATAATTACAACAACACCAGCTAAAGCAACCGCGTAATTGTAGTATCTATGATAAAAATACCCCTCATTCATCTTTGATTTACATGCTAATGCTGAACCCAATGAACCTAACGCAATGAGAACAACAACAGACATTGGGATACTTACCATATTTGTATACTGAAGATAAAAAAGGTATAAAATACCGATAACTTTAATTCCCATAGACAAATCCTTAAGTGTAAGCATTTTTATTTATTTATATATTACTAAAATATTTTATTATTTTTTATTATTATTTTATTATTATTTTATTATTATTTTATTATTATATATGTCTAATAAAAAAGAACCAAGAATAGATCATTCTGTTTCTCCGAAACGTGATATATTAGTAGTTCCACCTGGAGCAAGAGGACCAGAAAGTATGCATCCTGCACATGTAGAGCAACCGCCTTCACAAGCGCAAGTAGTTCCAGATGATAGTGGAGTGAAGGCTCTTGATATTACAAAATTAGTAAAAAGAAAAGAAGACGAAAAAAGACTTAAAAAAAAATTAGAAAAAAGACTACAAAAAAAAAAAGAAAAAGGAAATGTAGCAGGAAAGGCTAAAAAACCCGAGTCACCACTTTCATCTTCTTCTTCTATCTCTTCTATTTCTCCTGTTTCATTATCACCAAATGAAATATTAGCATTTGAGGAAGAACAAAGACTAGAAGCAAAATCTGTTTCTCCTCGGTTGTCTCCTTTAGGAAGAGGAACGGGTGTAAGTGCACGCGCAAGAAAAAAACCGTCGTCGTCATCTTCATCTTCAAAATCACCAAAAGGAAGAAAACCATCGACACCAAAATTTGAAAAAATAGAGGCGAGATCTTTATCTCCAAAAGCTAGAGGAAAAGGAAAAGACAAAGACAAAGAAAAAGGAAAAGAAGGAACTAAACGTCAAGGTGGAGCTAGTGGAACGCGTAAAAAATATAAACGTAAGTTACGTAAAATTCATAGTAGAAAAAGGCGATGAATTAAGATAAATATAAATATTTTACCAAATGTTTAGCAAAATATTTATATTTTAATATAACTTTAATATATAAAAATAAAATGACTTGTGGTTGTAATAGTGGTTTGCAAACAGGTGGAGGTGGTACTGGTTATGGTGGTACTAACTTTGCACCCCAGCGTGGTGGTAGAACTAGAAGACGCAAACATACGCGTCGTCATCGTCGTAGCGGAACACGTAAAACGCGTGGACATGGACGCAAACGCGCTTGCATATGTCCCGGAGGATGCAAGCGTTCTACCTGTCCTTGCTGCACAGGTAAAAGATTCTGCTGCACTAAACGATGCCGTGGTTGCAAATGCAAATGCTAGAGCTTAGAAGTGAGTGCATTTAAGTGTAAGTATATTTGTATTTATTTTATAATGTCCGCGATTTTCGGTTATTATAAAAATTGATAAACATAATAAACATAGTTTGGTATATATAAACAGAACAACCATCAAGGTACACAATCATTACGCAGAAAACAAAAATACAATGTCAACAAGCGCTCAAGCACAAGCGCAAGCACAGTCAACTACACCTACCCCAAAATATGATACATCATTTCGTTTACTAGACTTCAATATATTTGATGAGAAACGCGAACAAGAGGAAGATACCGATACTGGCGCCGACAATGAAGAAGAATCGCGGAGACGAAACGAAGACGATGATGGGGGTGATGATGGAGCCAATAATGGAAAAAAAAAATATAAAAAAGATGAAAAGTTCACAACAATTCAAATGTTTGGTTTAAATGAAAAAGGCGAAACATGTGCAATATTTGTTCGCGACTATCAGCCATTCTTCTATATCAAAGTCGGCGACGAATGGTCTATACCTCAAAAGGGGGCTTTTATTTCACATTTAAAAGAGAAAGT